GGCCGAAGCCGGCCGGCTATACACCGCGCTGCAGTTCGCCGAGAGCTTCGAGAACAAGGCCGGGCTCGGTGGCAAGGACACGATCCGCGAACGGATCAGCGTGCTGGCCACCAAGGGGTTCATCAAGTTCGTTCGCGATGGCGCACCGTTCGGTCTGCCAACCTCGCGTTCGAAGTTCGGCTATCTCTGCGTCGAGGGCATGACGTTCCCGACCGGAGAAGAGACGGCAGACCCCGATACCGGCGAGGTCGTGCCCGTCCGGATCCCGGTCCTTCCCAGCACCTACAAATGCCCACAGAGCGGCGCGGCGCTGCCGGTCGAGAACCCCCTGGTCTGGGTCTATCAGACGGAGGAGACCTCGTGATGCGCCAGCTCATTCCGATTACGCGGACTTACGCAGAATCAAGTTGTGGCAAGTTGCGGCGAGCTGGGCGGCCAGCTTCCCAACTACTTTCGTTGCTCTTCGCGCCGCCGCGCTCCGCCCAGCCATCCCGCGCACATTCAAGTTGGGAAAGCTCGTCCCAACTACCTTGGCTCCCGCGCGCTCCGCTGCGCGGCCTTTCGCAGATTCAAGTTGGGAACGCGACCCACGCCATGGGCCGTCCCAACTTCGATTTCTCCAAAAGATTCAGAGCGTTGATGCGCTCTCGAAGTTGTGGGGGTGAAAGCCACCCCCTTCGGGGGTGGGGGAGAACCGCGCCGAGCGGGTTCTCCCACTCCCACCCCCAGGGGCTTCGCGCGCGCGGTCGCCGTGCCGTCCATCCCCTCACCGACATCAGACGAGAAGGACCCACCACCATGAGCCAGTGCCCGTCACCCCTCCCAAAGAGCGCGCCCCATCCGGCCCCGGTCATCTCGACATCTGCGGGCGGCGCCATTCTCGCCCTGGATCTCGGCACCACCACGGGCTGGGCGAGCCTGGCGGGCGGGATCGTGCACAGCGGAACCGCCAGCTTCCGCTCATGCCGCTACGACGGCGGCGGCATGCGCTTCCTGCGCTTCCAGCACTGGCTCGAACAACTGGCCGACGACAGCGGTGGGTTGGCCGCGATCTATTTCGAGGAGGTCCGGCGCCATATCGGCACTGACGCCGCCCACCTCTACGGCGGTTTCCTGGCGACGTTGACCGCTTGGTGCGAGCGTGAGGGCGTCGCCTATCAGGGCGTTCCTGTCGGCACCATCAAACGCTTCGCCACGGGCAAGGGCAACGCTGGCAAGGATGCCGTGCTCGCCGCGATGCGCCAGCGCGGGTTCCAACCCGCCGACGACAACGAGGCCGACGCGATCGCGATCCTGCTTTGGGCGATGGAGACCCGGGGAGGTGTGCTGTGAGGTGGACGCCGAGCCTCGTCGAGGAACGTCTCGCGGAAGCGGCCTTCGTGCTCAAGCGCCTGCCCGAACCCCGGCGGCAGGGATATTTCAGCGTCTGGCCGGAGGTCATCCATAGCTTCGCCGACAAGGTCGGACAGGAGCCAAAGCCGATGCGCGTCATCCCGTCACCCGCCGCGATCAGCCGGATGGAGGAGACGCTCAGCTGGACGGTGGGGCTCGATCCGATCGACGGCAAGATCGTCTGGCTGCGCGCCTACGGCGAGCGCTGGAAAACCATCTGCTGGACCGTCGGATTGCAGCGCTCGGCGGCGCACGAGCACTGGCTCTATGCGCTCTGCGTGATCGCATGGCGGCTTAACCAGCGCAAAGTCCCCCGTCTCCGGTCGCGCCGCTACGTGATTGAAATGGTCAAAGGGGCTTGCGAGGACCCGACCAGTCACCCCAATTAACTTCTTGTCCGTACGTTGTCCGTATGATACAGAAATTGGGACAGGAGATCAGCCATGCCCGTAGCCGAAGCCAAGTCCGAACGTATCGAGGTGCGCACCACGCCGACCATGAAGGCGCTGCTGCAACGTGCAGCCACGTTTTCGCACAAGAACGTGACGGAGTTCCTGCTCGAGGCGGGCATTCATGCCGCCGAGGAAGCGCTCGTCGATCGGCGCATGTTCCGGCTGGATGACGCCCAGTGGCAAGCCTTCCAGGATGCTCTCGACCGCCCCGTCCAGAGCAAGCCACGCCTCGCCAGACTGCTCGCCGAGAAGAGCGTGCTTGAGTGACGGCGGAGAACCAATCGTTCTCTGCCGTCCAAAAGCTCGATGCCTCCCACGAGGTCGACGTGTTTGATTGCGGCAAGGAAACTCTGGATCGATTCCTGCAACGCCACGCTCTGGTCAACCAGAAAGCGGGCAGCGCTCAGACCTATGTCGTGTGCCGCAGGGAGCAGCGTGTCGCGGGCTATTACAGCCTCGCGGTCGGCGCCGTTGAACATGCCGACGCTCCCGGTCGTGTCGGCAAAGGGCTTGCCCGTCATCCGATCCCGGTAATGCTCCTCGCGCGGCTTGCCATCGACCGGGCCGAGCAGGGAAAGGGGCTGGGCAAAGCATTGCTCAAGGATGCACTGCTGCGCACGGCTCAAGCTGCCGAAATTGCAGGTATCCGAGCGCTTCTCGTTCATGCCAAGGACGATGAAGCGCGCGCCTGGTACGAGCAGTTCGACTTCGAGCCGAGTCCGACCGACCCCTATCATCTCTTCCTGCTGATGAAAGATCTGCGAGCGCTCCTCGGCGAATGATCGCAAGCTCGCGAAGCGAAGCGGAAAGTGTCCGCCGGACACTTTTCGAAGAGACGAAAACCCCAGTTCTTGGGTAGATTCTGGCTATCCTCGGGAGAGGCGCGCGTCGCGATCACGAGCGCACGGATCCTTTCGCTGGAACCGATCCAAGTAAAGGATCCGCGTTGATCCTTTCGTTACGGATCGATGCCCGCTCACGCCAACATCGCCCGAGCATACGTGTTCGCGGGTCCTTCCTGGCGGAAATCGTATGCTGGCGGGCGAAGCGCGGCGCATCGCCAGCGGCAGGGCCGGATTTTTGGGAAGCCACCCGGCATCCGGATCCACGCCAATCCCGCGAAACCACCAACGAACACGCGCCTGATGGCCGGACGCCCGTCGTGCCCGCCGGACCCCGCACGGAGTCCAGCGCGGTCTCCGGAGTCCAGGACCACGGGTGTCCACTTCGATCCACGGACCCATCCGACCCATGACGCTGAGCTTCGCCCCTGAGCGGATCGAGACCTGGCCGCTTTCGCGCCTCCAGCCCTACGCCAGGAACGCGAAGGTGCACGGCGCGGACCAGGTCACCAAGATCGCCGCCAGCATGGCCGAGTTCGGCTGGACCGTGCCCTGCCTCGTGGCCGAAGACGGGGAGCTGATCGCAGGCCATGGACGCGTGCTTGCCGCGACGCAGCTGGGGCTCACCGAGGCGCCGGTGATCGTGCTCGGTCATCTGACCGAGGCGCAGCGCCGGGCCTACCGCATCGCGGACAACAAGCTGACGGAACTCGGAAGCTGGGACGAGGCGTTGCTGTCCGCCGAGCTGCAGGGACTGCTGGCCGAGGACTTCGATCTGTCGCTGGTCGGATTCTCCGACGACGAACTCGACAACCTCCTCGCGCTCGACCCGGACGCAGACGATGAAGACGGCGGGGCTGGCGGCTCGGTTCCGCCCGTGACCATCCCCGAGCCGCCGCGCAATCCGGCCTCGCGCAAGGGCGATCTATGGATCCTCGGCGATCACCGGCTGCTCTGCGGCGACAGCACGAACCATCAGGATGTCCGCCGCCTAATGAACGGCGAGCGCGCCGTGCTCTTTGCGACCGACCCGCCGTATCTCGTGGACTACGACGGCTCGAACCACCCGACCCGCAACAAGGACTGGTCGCAGTCCTATGGGGTGACCTGGGACGACAGTTCGCAGGGGGCCGAGCTCTACGACGGCTTCATAGCCGCCGCCGTGGCGGAGGCCATCACCGATGATGCCGCTTGGTATTGCTGGCATGCCTCCCGCCGCCAGGCGATGCTCGAGACCTGCTGGGAGAAGGCCGGCGCCTTCGTCCATCAGCAGATCATCTGGGTGAAGGACCGCGGCGTCCTGACCCGGTCCCATTACCTTTGGAAGCACGAGCCCTGCTTCATGGGCTGGCGCCGCCCGAACCGTCCGCCGAAGGTGGCCGAGGAGACGCTGCCCTCGACGTGGGAAATGCCGTCCTTCGCCAAGGATGAGCGCCCCGACCACCCGACGCCGAAACCGCTCGACGCCTTCGGGATACCGATGCGCCAGCATGTGGCTCGCGGCGGGCTCTGCTACGAGCCATTCTCTGGCTCCGGCTCGCAGATCATGGCGGGCGAGGCCAACGGGCGCCGCGTCTTCGCGATGGAGATCAGCCCAGCCTATGTCGATGTCGCCGTGGAGCGCTGGCAGGCGGAAACTGGGCGCAATGCGATCCTCGACGGCGACGGCCGGACCTTCGTCGAGGTGAAGGACGAGCGGCTCAGTCCTGCTTCAGCCGAAACGGATGCAGCATGAAACAGAGCCGCGCCATGTCTCTCGTCGAGTCCCTTGCCAATGTCGCCGTTGGCTACGGCGTGGCGGTGGTGACCCAGATCCTGATCTTCCCGATTTTCGGGCTGCACACCACACTGGCGCAGAATCTCATGATGGGTGGCATTTTCACGGTGGTCAGCATTGGACGTTCCTACGCGCTGCGTCGGCTGTTCGAGGAAATCCGGTTGCGCGATGCCAGATGAAAACCGCCGCCCGGATCGGGCGGCGGTATCAAGCTTGGAGAATGTATCGCCTTCAAGCCGGCGGGAGGCTGTACACCCGCCCGCGGTCATCAATCTTCTCGGAGGCCACTTCGAGACCGAGCTTTTTCTTGAGAGCGCCCGCCATCGCGCCGCGCACTGTATGCGGCTGCCAGCCGGTGGCCGCGACAATCTCTGCAATGGTCGCACCTCCCGGCGCACGGAGCATCGCGATCAGCGCGGCCTGCTTGGTGCCTTCGCGCGGTGTTCGCGTCGTGGGCGCAGCCCTTTGCTGACTGGGTGTGTCCGGCGCACCCTCAGGCGCGGTGTTCGCATCCTTGGGCTCGATGCCGATGGCGGCGAGGCCTGCGTCGGTCGCCACCAGCGTGGTGCCGTGACCGTCCCCGGTCTCGCGCCAGACAAGCTCGCCCTTGCGGACGTCGGCATCGACTTCTTCGATGAAGCCTTTGGCGATCATCGTCTCCACCACCTTGGTGGCGGCGCCTCCGCGCAGGGAACCGGGGAGCGGCAGGACGTTGCGGTCGTCGCGCTGCGCGGCGGCGCTGAGGATCACGGCTTGAGTATCGGAAAGCTGGGTCATCGGGGTCGTCTCCATGGTCGGGACCGCGACGGTCGCGGCCCCTCTACGACCTCAAGCCGCGCGGCACGGCGCGGCCAGAGTTCGGGCAGGTGCAGGATTTCACCCGGCGTGCTCGCCCTCGCGGAACGCCAGGTCGGTGATCTCGCGCAGCTTGTCGCGGTAGTGGCTCAGGGAGCCGACATGGCCCCAGTTGATCTCGTCGGGATTGGTTTCGAAGTGGTCGTCGCTGAGCGCCTTGAGGCGTTCCAGCATGCTGTCGATCTCCAGCATGGCGGCGATGAAGGCGTCGAGTGCCTTCGAGCTGTCGGTGGCGCGTCGGGTCATCTCTGTGGCTCCTCGTGGCGAGTTGCAGCGTGGTCTTGAAAGCCACGTTCGCTCTGTCCGAACCGCTTATCAACTCGATAAGCACCTGAATTTGAACAATAATCTGGGAACGCCATGCAGGGGATGAGCGAGCGCCAGTACGCCGCGCGCGTCGGTCTCTCGCGGGGCGCGATCCAGAAGGCGAAGGCGGCGGGACGGCTGGTCCTCCATGAGGATGGCAGCATCGACGCAGAGGCGAGCGATACACGCCGGGCGGCGATGACGGACCCGTCCAAGACCCGGAAACCGCCCGCGCCGAAGCTGAAACCTGTCCCCGACGCGGCCGTGTCCGCCGTTGGCGACACTCTGCGGGAACAAGGGCTTGCCGCGCCACCCGTCGGCAGCGGCACGACCTTCCTGCAGGCCAAGACCGCGAATGAGGTGCTGAAGGCCCAGGAGCGGCGCATCCGGCTTCAGAAGCTCAAGGGAGAACTCGTCGACCGCGCCCGGGCGGTTGCGGTCGTGTTCCGGCTGGCGCGCGAGGAGCGCGATGCTTGGGTGAACTGGCCGGCGCGCGCGGCGGCGCTGATGGCGGCCGAACTCGGCGTGGAGGCGGCCACCATGCAGAAGGCCTTGGAGAAACATGTACGCGCCCACCTCGACGAACTCGCCGAGGTCCGGCCCGACTTCCGGTGAGAACGGCGATGGCCTGACGGACTTCGACGGCGCGGCGGAGATCCTGCGCGCCTGGGGCAACGGGCTGCGGCCCGACCCGGATCTGAACGTCTCGGAATGGGCGGACCGGCACCGGATGCTCTCGGGCCGCGCTTCGGCCGAACCCGGGCGGTATCGCACTGCGCGCACGCCCTACATGCGCGAGATCATGGACCGGCTGTCGCCCGGCGACCCCACGCAGCGGATCGTATTCATGAAAGCGGCGCAGGTCGGCGCGACCGAGGCGGGCAACAACTGGATCGGGTTCGCCATCCATCAGGCCCCGGGCCCCATGCTCGCGGTCCAGCCGACCGTGGAACTGGCCAAGCGCAACTCGCGCCAGCGGATCGACCCGCTGATCGACGAAAGCCCTGAGCTGCGCGAGCGGGTGAAGCCCGCGCGGTCGCGCGACGCGGGCAACACGATGCTGTCCAAGGAATTCGCGGGCGGCATACTGATCATGACCGGCGCGAACTCGGCGGTCGGGCTGCGCTCGACCCCGGCGCGCTACATCTTCCTCGACGAGGTCGATGCCTATCCGGCCTCGGCCGACGAGGAAGGCGACCCGGTGACCTTGGCTGAGGCACGGTCGCTGACCTTCGCCCACCGGCGCAAGGTGTTCCTGGTCTCGACGCCGACGATCCGGGGGCTCAGCCGCATCGAGCGCGAGTTCGAGGCGTCCGACCAGCGGCGCTACTTCGTTCCGTGCCCACATTGCGGGGC